GCCTAGGTGCCCCGTTTTTCATAAGGGGAAGGCCATGTCCCTGGCCAAGAGCACGGTTCAGGTTTCGATTGTCAGCCAACTGGGACAGGGCTTTTCGGCAGCGTTCCAGACGGCAGACACACGCCTGAAGAACCTCGGCAAGACCGCCGACGCGACGAGCAAGGCGATGGGCAACATCGACGCCTACCGCCGCCAGCAGGAGGCCGTGAAGCAGGCCGGCTATCAGTGGCAGGCCGCCAAGGTAAAGGCCGACGCCTTCCGCCAGGCGATCAGCGCCCAGGGCGCCCCGACTAAGCAGCAGACGCGCGAGCTGGGGCGCCTGGACGCCGCCGTGGGCCGTGCCAGCGAGCAGTTCGCGCGCCAACGCACTCGCCTCGGCGAAATGTCGCGCGAGCTGCAGCGCGCCGGCGTGCACACAGGCAAGCTGGGCACCGAGTACGACAAGCTGAAGGCCAAGCTGCAGACCACGCAGACGCAGCATGAGCGCCTGGAGAAGTCCCTGCAGCGGCAGCAGCGCATCGTGTCGGCCATGGGCGCAACCTGGCGCGGCATTGCAGGCACGGCCGCCGGCGTCACGGCTGCAGGCGCAGTCCTGGCAATGCCAGGCCGCAAGGCCATGACCTACGACGAGCAGCTGTCGTACATGGCCGACACCGCGGCGGCAGGGGAGGGCCCCGAGGCCTACCGCGCAGCAAAGACGCAGATCAGCGACGCCATCAACGTCGCCCTGAAGTCCGGCGGCGGCAAGCGCGAGGACGCCGCGGCGGCGCTGAACACGCTGATCGCGTCCGGCAAGTTCGGGTTTGAGGACGCGCTGAAGCAGATGGGCGACGTCAGCCGCACGGCGTTCGCCAGTGGCGCCAGTGCCGACGATATTGCCAAGACCGCCATCGCGCTGAAGAACTTCGGCATCACTGACCCAGGCAGCCAGTTCGACAAGCTGCTGCGCGCCGGCCAGCTCGGCAACTTCGAGCTGCGCGACATGGCGAAGTCCCTGCCGAACCAGCTTGCCCTGGCACGTGCCGCCGGCATGAGTGGAACCCAGGGCCTGACCGACCTGCTGGCCTTCAACCAGGTGGCCATGAAGACGGCCGGCACGCCCGAGGAAGCCGGGAACAACGTCGTCAACCTGCTGCAGAAGTTCACCAGCCGGGAATTCGCGAAGTCGATGGCCGACAACGTGACACTGCGCAAGGGCGATCCGTTCGTGGCCAACAAGAAGGGGCAGCCACAATTCGACTGGTCGGGCTACGCCATCAACATGCGCGAGAAGGGCGTCAGCCAGATCGACGCCTTCGCCATGCTGATGGAGCGCGAGATGTCCGGCGACAAGCGTTACCAGAAGCTGCAGAAGCGCATCGCCAGCGCCGGCAGTGACGCAGAGCGCCGCACCACGCTGGAGGCCATGGCCAGCATCGCCGAGGGCAGCAAGCTCGGCGAGTTCATCGCCGACCGCCAGGCCCTGATGGGCGCCCTGGCTTCGCTGTACGGCCGCCAGGAAATGATCGGGCTGCGCGAGGGCATCGGCAATTCCGCCGGTGCCGTCAGCCAGTCCAGCGCGAACATCCGCGGCGAGACCTGGGCGAAGGCAGTGGACGCCGCGAACTCGCTGAACCGCGCCAACGAGCAGGCCTACAACGAGCTGGCCGGGCCGCTGGGCAAGGTGCTGGAGGCTGCCAACGGCATGGCCGAGAAGTTCCCGGGCGTGACGGCAGGGGCCTACGCGGCGGGAACGGCCCTCAGCGCGCTGGCTGCCGGTATCGCGGCCACCGGTCTGTGGCAGCTGCTGACCAAAGGCGGCGGTGTGGCGGCTGGCGCTGCTGCCGGTGCCGCGGCGGCCGGAGGTGGGAGCGTCGCGGCAGGCGGAGTGCTGGGAACCCTGGTGCGTGGTGGCGGTCCCCTGGGCCTGGCCGTTGGCCTGGCCAACAGCACCAGCCCGCAGGAAGACGCCATCCTGGCGAAGTCTGCGGAGGCAGAGCGAGCCAAGCGAGCCGAGCTGATGCAGCTCTACGGCCGCGAGACCCTGGAAAAGGCGTTTCAGGAAAAGCGTCCCTGGTATCAGTTCGGCACCGTGGACACGGCGCGCCCTGATCGCCTGGAAGGCTGGGTCAAGGACTACGTGGCCGAACAGGGAGGCGGCGCAAGCGCTGCAGCGGCTGACGCAGCAAGGGCAGCCAGCGAGGCGGCCACGGCAGCGCAGAACCGGCCGAACGTCGTGCAGCACAACAGCTACAGCGTCGTGCTGCAGGCGCCACCGCAAGCCGGCGCGCTCGAGTTCACGGAAATGTTCAACAAGGCGCTGCGCGAGCGCGAGCGGCAGAGCGCTGCCGACCTGCGCGGATCGTTCCTCGGCCAGCCGCAGTATTAAACTGGTGCCACCATGACGCTTTCCAACGAGTTTTTCGTCGGCCTCGACGGCGGCAACGCCTCGCCGACCTACCTGAACCAGCAGCGCATCCGCACTGCTGGCGGGCCGTTCATGGCCCAGCTCGGCCAGTACCAGTTCAGCCTGGAGACAGCGGCGTTCGACCAGCTCAAGCGCGCCACCGAGTACCTGTGGAAGGGCCAGAACCGCATCGGCCGCCGCCCGGCGCAGCAGTTCCTTGGCATGGGCGAGGAAACCATCACGCTGCAGGGCACCATCTACCCGCACTTCCGTGGTGGCCTCGGCCAGCTCGACACCATGCGTGCCGCAGCCGGCCGTGGCGAGCCGCTGGCGCTGATCTACGCCTTCGAGACTGCAGGCCAGTACGCCGGCCGCTGGTGCATCCGCTCCATCAGCGACGAGCGCAGCGTGCCGATGCGCAACGGCGCGGCCCGCAAGATCGACTTCGCGCTGACCCTGGTGGCCTACGGCGAGGACGACGAGAACAACGCGGCCGTGACCCAGCAGGGCAAGGCCGCCGACGCTTCGCCGGCCGCTCTGCAGGCGCCGGCCATGACGGGCGACAGCGCTGCAGACCTGAAGGCCAACTCCCTGGACGTCGATGGCCTACCGGACGTCATTGACGACGAATGGAGCACCGAAGAATGACGACAGCCGCGTCCTACCAATCCGCCGTGATCGGCGCCACGGCCGGCGCTGCATCGCTGGCGTCCCAGATGGCGGCCGTCGTGCAGCGCACCATCGATGCCGGCAAGGTGACGGCAGGTGTGCCGAGCCTGAGCACACCGATGTCCGAGCTGCTGCGCCTGTCCACCGCCATCGCCGAAATCGACCGCGACACCCAGGCCATGGTGAAGCTGGTGATCGGCTCTGCCGTCAGCACCAAGGCAGCCGTGCTGCAGTCTGCCAACCAGCTGCGGCAGATCGGCCAGCAGGCAAGTGCCAGCGCCGGCCGCCTGGACAGCGAGTACCAGCAGGGCACCGGCGACGTCGTCACCGATGCCAGCCTGGCCAACGTCACGCGCGCCGGCTCCAGCATGGTCTATGCCGCCAACGAGGCCGCGCGCCAGCTCGAAGTGATTGCCGGAAAGATCAAGGTATGACGACATCCATCCAAGCCGCGAAGTACACGACCCGCCAGGGCGACACCGTGGATTACATCTGCTGGCGCTACTACGGCACGGAGCGCGGCGGCACGACCGAGGCTGTGCTGGAGGCCAATCCCGGACTCGCCCAGCGTGGGCCCGTCCTGCCCGCCGGCCTGGTGATCACGTTGCCCGCCATCACGCTGCCCGGCAAGACCGCGAAGCTGGTTGAGCTCTGGGATTGAGGTAAGATCGCCAGGTCCTCTAAGACATGGTTGTTCTGTGGCACATGGCCCCGTGGTGTTGGTAGCACCCGGGGCCATTTCTTTTGGGCTGCCAATGGCTTCCGTTCCCGCCGCAGCCAGGATCGGCGACAATCGCGGCCATGAAGCCCGCATTCAAAATCACGGTCAACGGCTCCGACATCACCGAGGTCATCGCCGGCCGCCTGGTGCAGCTCGCCGTCACCGACGAAGCCGGGGTCAACAGCGACCGCGTGGAAATCAAGCTGGACGACCGCGACCAGCGCCTGAGCATCCCGCCGACCAAGGCCACCATGACGGTGGAGATCGGCTACCAGGGCAGCCCGCTGGTGGACAAGGGCACCTTCACCATCGAGGACATCGAGCTGACGGGGCCCGAGCGGACCATGACGCTGCGCGGAACCTCCATGGGTGCCAGCAAAGGCGCAGGGGCCTCGCGTGACGTCAGCTGGAACGACACCACCCTGGGCAAGATCGCGGCCAGCATCGCCAGTCGCCACGGCTGGAAGCTGGCCATCAGCAAGGAACTCGCCGACGTCCAGATCGACCAGGCCGAGCAGAACGAGAACGACCTGCAGTTCCTGTCGCGCCTGGCGGCCGAGAACGACGCCGTCGCCAAGGTCGCCAATGGCAGGCTGGTCATCAACCCGCACGCCAGCGGCAAGCGCGTCAGCGGCGGCGAAATGCCGGTTGTCGAGCTGGTGGCCGACCAGCTGACGGACTGGTCCATGACCATCGTGGAGCGCGGCAACTATGCCGGCGTGAAGGCCACCTACTACAACCTGAAGGAAGGCGACCGCGGCACTGTGGTGGACGGCGAGGACACCGTGAACACGACCACGCTGCCCCACACCTTCAAGGACAAGAAGGCCGCCATCAAGGCCGCGAAGTCGCGCTCCCGGGCGCTGAAGCGCCACCGCTCGACGTTGTCCATCTACAACATGCCCGGCGTGGCAGAGCTGCGCGCCGAGACAAAAGCCAACGTGAAAGGCTTGCGGGCAGGCGTTGACGGCATTTGGCTGATCAATCGTGTAGTCCATCGTCTAACAGATTCCGGATACACTTGTGCCGTCGATTGTGAGACACCTCAGTCTGAGAAGTAACAGTCTTGTAAACTCAATTACCAAATGGCACCAGAACCCACTTCGGCCGGCAGCACTGGAATTGCTGCACTGCTTATCGCTATACTCGGCCCACTTGGTGGGGAATACGCTGCCATCATCTTTGCCGCCCTGGGCGGCGCGCTGTGGCCACTTCAGACCATGAAGGACGTCAGCAAAAAGAAGGGCGCGTTTTTCCTGTTTCGCGTGGTGATAACGGCAGTCCTGATCACGGGCTCGGCGACCTACTGGCTCGAAGCCAAGTATGAGCTGCCGGCGCTGCATGGCATGACAGTCGTTGCTTTCTTTATTGGCGCCATGGGCAACGGTTTTGGTTCTGTAATTGACGCGCTGCGCGCAGGTCTGGCCGCCACGGCAAAGGCACTCAGCACGCTCGGCAAAGACGCGGGGGCTCCATGAGCGCATACGCGTTGCTGATAGCGCATGAACTGCTGGCAGGCGTGCTGTTCTACACCTGCTTCTGCCGTGCGGTTCGCATGGACACCGACACGACAAGCTATGGTGTCATGTTCGCGTTCTACCTGCTCGGCCTGTCGGCGGTCCTCATGATCGCCGCGCCCATCGTTTCCGCCTGGCGGCCGACGCTGCCGACCATGGCGCTCATGCTGGCCATCATCATCGTGCAGGTCGTGACCTCGCACTACTGGCATGCCGGCGTCCCCAAGCAATTCCAGAAGGTGCCCCATGAAAACGCAGGCTGAGTGGGTCCGCATTCTCCAGCAGTGCCAGGTGAAGGCTGCGACGGCCGCGCGCTGGGCCCCGGTGTTCGCCGCCGAGGTAAAGCCCGGCACGTTCTCGGCGGGCATCGGCGAGCTGGACGACTTCCTCGGCCAGGTGCTGCACGAGAGCGGCATGCTGGAGCGCATCGAGGAAAACCTGAACTACGGCGCCGCCCGCATGTGCCAGGTGTGGCCCACCCGTTTCCCGACAGCAGCTTCTGCCGCGTCGTTTGTGGGCAACCCAGTAGCCCTGGCGAACAAGGTCTATGGCGGGCGCCTGGGCAACACGCAGCCCGGCGATGGCTGGCGCTTCCGTGGCCGCGGCCTGGTGCAGGTCACGGGCCGCGACAACTACGCCACCGTGGGCAAGGCGCTGGGCCTCGACCTCGCCGGCAACCCCGACATGCTGGCGCAACCCGCTATTGCCCTGCGCGCCAGCATCGCGTGGTGGGAGCGCAAAATCCCGGACAGCGCCATGGGCGACGTGCGCCGCATTACCAAGCTGGTGAACGGCGGCAAGCACGGCCTCGATGACCGCGGCCGACTGGCGGCACTGGCCGCGAAGGCGTTGGCGGCATGAGCCCCGTGATGCTGCTCATGATGTACGACCCCTGGTTCTGGTGGCGCGTATGGCTGGACTGATTCCGATCTGGTTCCGCCCATGGATGGCCTGGGTCCTGGCCGTCCTGGCGCTGGCCTGGCTGCTGGCCGCGCAGACCGTGCGCCTGAGCCGAGAGCAGGCCGCCCACGCCAAGACCGTCGCCGATCACGCGACCTACGTGGCGCAGCTGGAGCACAACGCCCGCGAAGCCGTGCAGGCCGCCCGCGACGAAGAACGACGCCGCACGGTCGCCGTGCAGGAGATTGCCGATGACACGCAAAAGAAACTGGAAGTGGCGGCTGCCGATGCTGTTGCTGCCCGCGATGCTGGCGACAGGCTGCGCAAGCAAATTGCCATCCTCGCCGCCGCCGGCCGTCGTGCCGCCGCCAGCAAAGCCGGCGCTGCCGAAGCAGGCGCGCCAGCCGACGCCACCGCCGATCTGCTTGCCGACGTGCAGCGCCGGCTTGACCAAGCTACGGACGGAATTGCTGAATTCGCTGACCGAGCCCACGCCGCAGGGCTCGGATGCCAGCGAAGCTACGACGCGCTGAACTGAGTTTTTCGTGGTGGGCATGTGATTGACCCGGCTTCTGCCGGGTCTTTTTTTGCCCGCTCCGGGTACAGGATGGCATTCATGGCGCGCTCCCACTTGGCCATGCCGGCGAGCTTCACCAGCGCGTTCTCGCCCTTGTCATAGTGTTCTTCCTCGGTCTTGTTGCCGTGCACGTGGTTCATGATCCGGTTGCATTCCTCGGTGGTCAGGCCGCCGATGTCACCGGCGAGCGTGCGCCACGTGCGCCGGCAGTCCCTGGGCGTGAACAGCGGGATGCCGAGCTGCTTGGAGCAGCGCCGTGCGATGTAGCCAAAGCTGGCGCCACGGAATGCTTCGTCCGGCCGCTTGCAGCCAGGCACGTAGAAGCCGTGCTGGTTGGGCACCATGCCGTCCAGTATCTGCGCGGCCTGGGCCGGAACCGGGATGCTGTGCGGCTTCTCGACCTGCCGCTGCCGGCCGGTCTTGGTGTCGCCCCAGCGCAGCCAGCCCTCGGCATACTGGCCGGCACGCAAGCCCGTGATTTCCTCGACGCGCTGCCCGGTGGCCAGCAGCAGGCGCAGCGCGTTGCAGGCCCGCAGATCACTGCGGCCGCCTTCTGCCGCCATCCAGAACCACACGGCGCGGAATTCCTCGGCCGACAGCGACCTGGTGCCAGCGCGTTGCGCCACGGTGTCGGATGGCACCAGCGCTGCCGGGTTCATGGTCAGACCCCACTTGTGCGGCTGGTCGATGGTGTAGTCGTGCTCGCGCTTGAGCCCCCACGTGTAGGCCGCCGACAGCCAGACGCGCGCCTGCTTGGCGGCCACCGACGAACCACGGCGGTGGATGGGCCGCAGCCAGTCGGCGACATCCTTGGGCGTGACCTCGCAGGCCGGTCGGTGGCCACCGATGGCCTTGCAGGCTGACCCCGCGGTGTCGATCAGGCAGCGCTTGACCTCTGGCGCGCTGCGGCGACCGCCCAGGCTTTCGTGGTAGGCCGTGCACAGGTCCAGCAGGGTGCCCAGCTCCTGGCGCTCCTGGCGGGTCTTGTCGCGGTGGGCGCGGACGTTCTCGCGCTCCCTGATGGCCGGCGCCAGATCGGCGAACGCCTTGCGCGCGGCCTGCAGGCTCATGATGGGGTAGGTGCCCAGCTTCGCCATGCTGCGCTTCTTGCCGACGATCTGGCGGGCGTAGAACTCCACCAGGGGCCCGGCCGGCATCGGCCTGGTGACCACCAGCAGGCGGCCATCACCGCGGCGCCCGTCATCGGTCAGGGTCTTGGACTTGCCCGAGGCCTTCACGTCCCTGATGGCCTTCTTCAGATCGGCATCCGTCAGCACTGCTATCACCTTGGCTCGGCACCAGCCCAACTGCTGGCAGCTGTGCCATCACTAAGTGCGCGCCATTGCCGTGTAAAGCCTCGGTCCCGCTAATTGCTATCACCTAGTAAATGGCTTTGCAGCGCAGTGGCTTAGGCTGCAAAACGGCTTGTCAATTCGGTACAGCGATTTTGCTGGCACGCTGATCCGCGATCAGGTGCAGTTTAAGCGATAAACGATTGATATTGCTGGATGGGCGCGGAGGGTAACCCGCAACTGCTGGCACCTGTGCTGTCACAAAGAAAAAGGCCAGGTCGGGGGCCCTGGCCTTGGTGGTTACGGCGTAATCTCAGCCGCTACGCCGAAAAACAAAACACATACCAGCGTGGCGAGCATGCGGATTCGATCCGGGAGATTATCGTTGGCCGGCTCAAGGCGGCGCAGCTCCATCAGCCAGAGCAAGGCATTCTGAGCGAACTTCGGGCACTTGGCACCACGGCGCCAGTTCCGCCAGGTCTGGCGGGTGACCCCAAGTGCTTGCGCCATCTTGCCGTCAGAGAGGCCGAGCTTCTGCTGTATGCCGACAATGTCTTCCGGTGTCATTTCCTGGTTGGGCTCCTTCTGCAATGCCCCCAAAGCGAAACCCTTTTACGTCCTGTGATTCATTTTTCACAAGTCGGGAATCTAATTGTCACGGCAAACATTTGCGTGAACCTTGGTCGGTATTGACTGCCCTCCAAATGACACTTTGCTTTTTCCGCCGCCAAGCGATTTGCACTGTCGGTGGATTCAAAATGCCTGCCATGCGACGAGTCGAATTCTAAAAACGACTCTGACTTGATATTCAACATTCCCCATCTGTGGATTCGTGAATAGAAAAAGGCCCACGTGGGGCCTTTCTGCTTCTCTCGCTTCACCAGCGGCGATCTCAGAATGGGATGTCGTCATCCATATCGTCAAAACCGGACGCAGCACGCTGGGCCGGAGGTGGCGCTGCGGCAGTGAGCTGGGTGGTAGCAGGAGCGGCGCTTTGCCGCTGCTGGCCTCCACTCGGAGGATCAATATGATCCCGCGGGCCAGTGCTGCTGGCGCCGCCGGCGTCCTGCCGATTGCCCAGCATCTGCATGCTGTCGGCGCGAATTTCGGTGGCGTAGCGCTCCTGGCCGGTGGCCTGGTCGGTCCACTTGCGCGTGCGCAGCGAGCCCTCGACGTAGACCTGCGAGCCCTTCTTCAGGTACTGGCCGACAATCTCGGCGAGGCGGCCATTGAACACGACGCGATGCCACTCCGTGGCTTCCTTGTTCTCGCCGGTGGTCTTGTCGCGCCAGCGGTCCGTGGTGGCGATGGTGACGTTCGCCACCTGGTCGCCGCTGGGGAACGTGCGCATTTCAGGATCGCGGCCCAGATTGCCGACCAGGATCACCTTGTTAACTGATGCCATGGTGCCTCCCGTCAGAACTTGATGCCGTCTTCAGCTGGTGCCGCTGCGGGCGCCTGGGCTGTCGTGGACGTGGCGGCCGCCGTGGTGGCGTCTGCGCCAGCGCTGGCAGCTGCTGGAGCATCGGCGTCAGCTGCTGGCTGCTGCACCTGCTGCTGTGCGGCCGCTTGGTTCAGTGCGTCGAACGCGTCACTGCCGGCGCCCTGGCCATCCTGCTGCTGCTGGCGCGCCTGGTCGTAGGCCTCGGCGCTGGCCGCGCACTGGTCACGGAAGGCCGTGCCCAGCTTGCCACTCATTCCCTTGGGCATGGAGTTCCATTTCGCCCGCAGCGCTGCGACGCCCTTCTCGCATTCGTTCAGCAGGACGCCGCGCCAGTGCTCGACGGCAGGGTCTACAGGGGCGCCGCCGTCCACCCAGGAGCGCAGCGCCTGGCCGTCGGCCGCCGTCAGGTAACCCTGGCCACGGCCCATGATGGCCTGCAGCTCGGCTGGGCACTTCAGCACGTCCTGGCTGCGGCCCTGGTCGTGCATCATCAGGCTGACAGTTGCCTCGAAGCTGAAGTTCTTCTCCTGGATGGGCTGGATGCCCAAGGGCTTCGGGTTCTTCGGGTCGCTGAAGTCCACCTTCTCGCGGGCCCGGGTGCAGGCAACGATGTGGGCCGGGCACTGCAGCATGAAGGTCATGAAGCGCTTGTGCTCCGCCTTGGCGCGCTTCCAGTCTGGGAAACGTGTCTGGTTGGCGATCCACTCGCAGCCGCCTTCGCTCTCCCATTCGTGGGTCACGCTGTCGATCACAATGACCTCGGCGCCGGCCTTGCACGCGGTGTCGATGGCCTCGATGTAGCGTGCCGGCGAGAACGGCGCGAAGAAGTCGATGGTGCGGAACGGTGTCACGGGCTGGGCCAGGCCGAGCTGCTGCTGTGCCAGGTCGTAGGTGGCCTTGCTGGCGTTCAGCGACATGCGGCGATTTTCGGTGTCGATGCCGATGATCTTGCTGCCGTCGCCGCCGGTCAGGCCGTAGGCCAGCAGCAGGCCGGTCAGCGTCTTGCCGCCGCCCGACACGCCGGACAGCTGGATCAGCAGGCGCGCGCCTTGGCGCTCTGCGACTTTGATTTCAAAGGACATGATGGTCTTTCAACGTGGTTGTGAAACACCCACGCGGCCCTCGCGGGCCATGCGGGCGAGTTTGCTGCCGGCCGGGCGTTTGCCGGCAGGCTTGCGGGTGCTGGCGCCGGGCATTCCGGGCCACCCGGGTTCCTGAAGCGGCGCCGGCATGGCCAACGCCAGCGAGCCGGCGGTGCGGGCAATCACGGCAATGGCGGCGCCAAGGATGGATGCCCTCATGCCCGCACCTCGGCGTCGATTTCCTTGGCGGCCCAGGCTGGCAGCGCCAGGTCCTGCACCTGCTGGCTGTAGCTGGGCCACTGGCCGGTGCGCAGGCACTCCGCGAACAGGGTGAGCAGTCGGCGGTACTTGCGGCGGCCGTACTCGATGAAGTCGGGCGGCGCCGCGTAGTATGTCGTGGCGAACGGTGCTTCGCGCTCCTGGGCCAGCCAGGCAAAGACGGGCGGCTTCTCGGTTTTGAAGTGCTGCTGGAAGCCGTCGGCGTAGAACGCGGCCTGGAAATACATTTCCGAGTTCCAGGCGCTGCGGGCAAAGCCTACCGGGCTGCTGTCGTCGTTCGACTTGCCGTCCACCACCAGGCCGTAGGGGAACATCGAGCAGGGCGGCACGGCGTAATCTGGGCGGATGCGGCATGGCGCCCCGGTCACCGGATCGACCCAGAAAATCGAGTGCTCGGACATGCCGCCGGGCAGCGCGAAGATGGCCTGCGTTACCGGATGGCGGCGCGCGGCTTCCGTCATGGCGCGAACCTTGTCCAGGTTCTCGGCCGACAGCAGCGTCTTGCCGATCAGCGTCGGCGCCAGCTCCAGCACCTGGGCCAGCTTGTCGGCCTCGACGCCTGTCTGGCCGCGGGCCTCCAGCTCGGCCAGCAGCGCCTTGCCTTCCTTGCTGGTCTTGGTCAGGCCTTCGGGGATGGCGACATAGCGCGCCTTGAAAGCGTCAAAGCCGGCCAGCGCTTCGTCCAGCAGTTTCGCCACGGTGCTCATGGGGCTGATGTCCGGCTTGGCGGCGTAGCTGCCGTCGAAAAGTTCGGGCTCCCAGATGCCGGTGTGCCAGGCCGTGCCCATGGTCATGTAGACGCTGGGTTCGCGCGGCTCGCGATCCGGGTTCATCGGGCTGGCGTGCCAGAAGTGCAGCGGGCTGCGGGCCAGCAGCTTGAAGCCGCTGCTACCGATGTGGACGTGGCCGTGATAGACCGCGTTCGGCATGTCGGCAAACATGCCCTGCAAGTAGTTTTCCATAATTCATCCTGTGAAGTGTTTACGGCGTAAATTATACACACGTCTTTAGACTTGTGTGATGCTTTACGCTGGTTGCAATAATATTTAGCCGCGTGTAATATTGCAACGTGCTAACCACTTAACAAGATCATGGAACTCAAGGAATACAGAAAACTGCGCAAGCTCAGCCGCGCCGCATTTGGCAAGCTGGTGCATGCATCCGGCGTGCAGGTCTGGCGCTGGGAAACCGGCATGAGCATGCCGAAGCCCGACACCGTGGAGGCCATCCGCATCGGCACCGGTGGTGCCGTGTCGGCCGACGACCTGCACAAGGCCGTGGCCGCACGCGCCGCTGCCAAGAAGGCAGGCGCCAAACCAGGAGCAGCGGCATGAAGCGCGGCATCCTGTACGTGTCCGGCCCGATGACCGGCTTTCCGGAATTCAACAAGCCCGCCTTCTACGCCGCCGAGCAGGCCCTGCGAGCCGCCGGCTTCGAGGTCGTGAACCCCGTCGACAACGGCGTGCCTGACGATGCCGAGTGGCACCAGCACATGCGTGCCGACATCAAGATGCTGATGGACTGCACGGGCGTGGCCCTGCTGCCCGGCTGGCTGAAGTCGAACGGCGCGCGCCTGGAGGCCGACATCGCCGTGCGGCTCGGCATGCGTGTCGAGGTGCTGGCTGACTGGCTGGTGGAGGCTGCAGCATGATCGGCAGCCAGTTCATCCTTCCTCTGGCCCATGAGCTGGTAGTCGATCTGTTCGCCGGCGGCGGCGGCGCCAGCACTGGCATCGAGCAGGCCATCGGCCGCCACGTTGACATCGCCGTCAACCACGACCCCCAGGCCGTGAGCCTGCATGAGGTCAACCATCCCCAGACCCGCCACTATGTCAGCGACGTGTTCGAGGTCGATCCGCTGACCGTGACGGCCGGTCGCCCGGTGGGCCTGCTGTGGGCATCGCCGGACTGCAAGCACTTCAGCAAGGCCAAGGGCGGCAAGCCGGTCGCCAAGAAAATCCGCGGCCTGGCCGGCGTCGTGATCAAGTGGGCCAAGGCGGTTCAGCCCCGCATGATCTTCCTGGAGAACGTCGAGGAATTCCAGACCTGGGGGCCGCTGCTCAAAGGCGGCAAGCCGTGCCCGAAGCGCAAGGGCCGTACTTTCCACCACTGGAAATCCCGCCTGGAGAACCTGGGCTATGTCATTGAGTACCGCGAGCTGCGGGCCTGCGACTATGGCGCGCCGACAATCCGCAAGCGCCTGTTCCTGGTGGCCCGCCGCGACGGCAAGCCCATCGTGTGGCCCGAACCCACCCATGGCCCAGGCCGCAAGCCGTACCTGACGGCGGCCGACTGCATCGACTGGGACATCCTGGCGCCCAGCATCTTCGAGCGCGACAAGCCGCTGAAGGATTCGACGCTGCGCCGCATCGCGCACGGCATCAAGCGCTATGTGCTGGACAGCGACAAGCCGTTCATCGTGCCAGGACTTGCGGCGCCACTGCTGATCGACAGCGCGCACTCCGACGTGTCGCCGTCTGGCGTGAAGCGCTGGAGCCACGGGAACCGGCCTATCACTGGGCAGCTGCCCACGGTCGTGGCCAGCGGCGGAAACAGCGCGCTGGTGGCGGCCTATCTCGCCAAGCACTTCGGCGGCGATCCCGCACCCGGGAAGACCGGGCAGCCCGTGGACGCGCCAGCGCCGACGGTCTTGGCCCAGGGCGGCCCGCAGGCCCTGGTGGCTGCGCACCTGACCAAGCTCCGCACCGGCAGCGTCGGGTCTGCAGCCGACGAACCAGTGCACACCGTCACCGCCGGCGGCACGCCCAAGCGCCCCAGCACCGGCAACGTCATGGGCTTGGTCACCAGCAACCTGGTCAAGCTGCGCGGCACCAGCAACAGCGCCGGAACGGCCGAGCCCCTGCACACCGTCAGCGCCCAGGGCACCCATCACGCCGAGGTGCGCGCGCTGCTGCTGAAATACTACGGCACCGACCAGGACCCGCGGCTGGACGAGCCCATGCACACGGTCACCACCAAGCACCGCTTCGGCGTCGTGACTGTGCTCGGCCAGGACTACGTGATCGCCGACATCGGCATGCGGATGCTGCAGCCGCGCGAGCTGTACCGAGCCCAGGGCTTCCCGGAAAACTACGTAATCGACCGCGGTGCCGATGGCCGTGCCCTGCCGAAGGATGCCCAGGTTCGGATGTGCGGCAACAGCGTCTGCCCGCCGCTGGCCCGTGCCATCGTTGCGGCCAACTACGCCGAGCAGAAGCAGGCGGCTGCCAACGACAACTCGCGGAAGGCGAGGGCAGCATGAAACCCGTCTGCTCCATCTGCGGCCGGCGCACCCGGCCATTCGCCTACCTCGGCGACGAGCCCATCGGCCCAAACTGCGCGCGCAAGCTGGGGCTGACCAAGACCGCAGTGAAGGCCGCGAAAAGCGGCCGCCTGCGGATCGCCGCCACTGTCCGGAGCCAGGCCCGCGAGGCTGGCCCGCAAACCCTGGAACTCTTCCCAGAAACTCTATGATCACCATCGACCCCATCAACGGCATGATCCTGGCCGCCATCGGCGGCTTCGTCATCGCCCTCTTCAAAGAAATCCGCCGCGACCGCGCGCTGAAGAACCGCTTGCCGGCCTTCACCGAGTGGTGGCGCACCACGGGCAGCGGCATCGCTCCGATTCCAGGCGAGTACGCCGAAGCCCACGCCAAGCGCGTGGCCGCCCAAGCCTGGGATGCAGGCTTTGCCCAGCGGGACGCGGCATGACCGTGACGCCTCGCATCAGCCTGGTGGCCTTCGAGGACCGCGACCCGCATTTCATCTTTGTGGCGGTGCCGGACCAGCGCGGGCGCTACCTGCGCACCGACCGGAGCGTGGCGTTTGTCGCCTGCCCACAGTGCCACGCCATGGTGGGCGAGCCCTGCAAGAGCCGGAGCGGCGACGGCTACAGCGGAACGACGCACGCCTGGCGCCGTGTTGATGCCCGAAAGCACTGGGGCATGCCTGCCGACGACGTGCTGCACAAGCCCGCGCTGCCCGACCCCGTGCCCGACGAATGGATGGAGCCCGCGGCATGATGCTGCCGGGCGCAAGGAAACCTATGGAATGGAACGAACACAACATAGCCAGGGCCATCGCCCTGCAGACCCTGGCGCGCAAATGCGTGGTGCTGGTCGATAACTGCAACTGGACGGGCAGAGAATGCGACGTCCTGGGCGTGACGACCGACCTGCGCATCATCGACGTCGAGGTGAAGATCAGCCGCGCAGACCTGAAGGCAGACGCCAAAAAGGAAAAGTGGTGGGAGCGCGTGTTCACCGGCCAGTACAAGCCCGAAGAGAAGGGCTACGACGCCAACGGACGGCACATCTGGACTAGGCAGGAGCGGATATACGACAGCACGCCGCGGGAGTGGCCGCGCAAGGTCTGGAAACATTACTATGCGCTGCCGCGCGAAATCTGGAAGCCAGAGCTTTTGGAGTGCCTGCCCAGCAAGGCCAGCGGCGTGCTGCTGCTTTGGGAGCATAACGGCCGCGTGCAGGTTTGCTGCGAGCGCCGCGCCACGACAAACAAGGATGCCCACCGGCTGACGCCGCAGCAGGTCATCGACATTGCCCGCCTGGCCAACCTGCGCATGTGGGAGGCCTACCACCAGCGCGACGCCGCGAAACTGCAGGCCCAGCAGGCGAGGGCGGCGGCATGAGCAAGATCGTACTGCGCCCCGAATATCAGCTGCCGATGGTGCGCGAAATTTCGCAGCACTACCAGGCCGGAGCCAAGGGCATCGTGCTGCGCTGCCCGACTGGAGGCGGAAAGACCCGCACGGCGTCGTTCATTGTCGAGAAGTACACAACGACTGACCGCCAGGTGCTGTGGATTGTTGATCAGGAGGAGCTGCTCGACCAGGCCGCCATGACCTGGGCCGAGTACGGCATTGAGCACCAGCTGGTGTGCAGCGACAAGACGCGCCGCGCGATCGTCGCCCATGAGTTCCTGGAATTCGGCCGCAGCTTCGTGAAGACCGGCGCCAAGGCCGTGATCGCTAGTGTTCAGACCCTGGTGCGGCGGCTGGACGGCGAGCTATGGAAACCCGACTGCGCGCTGGCGTGGCTCAACCCGTTCCAGATCATCGCCGACGAATGCGACCTGAGCCTGGCTGCGACGTGGCGCCGTGTGATTGGCTACTGGCCAGACGCCAGACTACTGGGGCTGACGGCCACACTGATCCGCATGGATCGTCAGAGCTTCGCGCGAAGCGAGGGCGGGCTGTACGACGTCGTTGTGCACGGCCCAACCGAGGCATGGTTGATCGATAACGGATTCCTGTCGCCTTACGACGCTTACAAGCCAGACGTGCACCTGGTTGAAGGCGTCGCCGACCTTACCAAACTGAAGGGCGACGACTACGACCCGCAGGAGCTGGAAAAGGAGCTGGACGCTCCGCGCGTATACGGCGACGTCGTGGAGCACTACCGCAACTACAGCCACGGCAAGCCGGCCATAGCGTTCTGCCCGACCGTGCGCATGGCCGAGAAATTCGCCCAGGCTTTCCGCGACGGCGGATACCGGGCCCAGTCATTGGACGGTATGACCGAGGATGGCGTGCGACGCAATGCCGTGAAGGCCCTGGGCCGCGGCGACATCGACGTGTTGACCGGCGTTGGCCTGCTGGTGAAGGGCGTGGACATCCCCTACGCCACCACGGCCATCTGGCTGCGCAAGACCAAGAGCCTGCGCATTTTCATGCAGGGCACGGGCCGCGTGCTGCGGCCGCACCCCGACAAGGAAAAAGCCATTATCCTGGACTGCGTGGGCGTAATCGAGGAACACGGGCTGCCGCACTGGGAGCGCGAGTGGACGCTGTCACCACCGGAGAAGAAGGCTCGCCGGCAGGCAGCCAACGACAACGAAAGCGGCGAAGAGGGCGCCAAGGCGTGCCCGAAGTGTAGGCGGTATCACGACCCTGACCACAAGAACAAAGACGGCGACAAGGCATGCCCGCACTGCGACCATATCTATAAAAAGCGCGAAGTCATAGAGATGGAGCAGGTCGAGGCAGAGCTGAAGCTTATCGATCAGGCCGAGGACGAGCGCCTGCGCCGGCAAAAGCGCATGCTGCAGGGCCAGGCGAAGTCCTTGGATCAGCTGATCGCCCAGGGCATCGGCAGGGTGCAGGCCATGAAGATTGTGGCAGCGCGCGAGAAGAAAGATGCCCTGCTGGCCGCCGTGCTCGACAACCTGGAGGCTGCCAAGAAGCGCAGCGGGCTGCCCACGCACCAGGAGTTTGGCGTCACGCTGCACGACATCCGGCGCATGAAGCCTAAGGACCTGAAGGCGCTGCTGGAGCGCACCGCGCAGCCGCTGGTGGTCAGCAACGCGGCATAATGCCGGCATGGCCCAGAACCGAGAGACCCGAGAAGTCCAAAACCCCGCCCTGTTGGCGACCGGCAAGCACCCTGATGTGCTGTGCTGGCGCCAGCAGGTCGGGCTTTTTCGCGCCTACGATGACCCGCGCCGCGTCGTCAAAGTCGGCCAGGCTGGCATGGCCGATTCCGGCATGATCGTGCCTGTGACCATCACGCCCGACATGGTCGGCCAGACGATAGGCGTTGCCGTACAGCCCGAATTCAAGGTGCCCAAAGGTGGCCGGCAAAAGGGCGACCAGAAGACCTGGCAGAAAGCCGTCGAGCGCGCGGCCGGTGTCTACCGCCTGATCCGGTCTGCCGATGAAATGCACCAACTGATCGCCGATGTCCGCAGTGGCAAAGCCTGGCGCCGGTGAGTACGGCGACCCGCAGCAGCTCTACAACTTCCTGGAGCGCCACCCTGTCAGGCCCGACTACGTCAAACGCACAGCCGACTGGCTGGCCACGAAGTACCCGGCCAGCTGGCCGGCGATGCGCCCGCACATCCTGAAGATTTACCGCGCAGAAGTGCAGCGTCAGCGCAACAAATAATATTTCACGCCGCGAAGTGTTCACCCGGTAAATTCTTGGTGTATTATTTACCCCGTAAACAACACGGGAGTAATGATGTCACTTCTATCTTTGGGCAGCCGCACCTACGAGCTGCCCATCGCCAAGACCTACGTTCGCCACTGGGGCATGGCGGAAGCAGTGCGCGAGCTGCTGCAGAACGCAATCGATAGCGACAGCCCCTTCGAGTACGAGTTCCGCGCCGACAGCCTGCACATCCGCAGCCGCCACTCCCGCCTGTCGGCCGCCACGCTGCTGCTGGGCCAGACCAGCAAGGCCGACAGCGCCGACACCATCGGCAGCTTCGGCGAGGGCTACAAGATCGCGCTGCTGGTGTTGGCGCGTGCCGGCTACCCGGTCACCATCCACAACGGCGACCGCACCTGGAGGCCTGTTTTCCGCCAGTCGCGCCAGTTCGACGCCGAGGTGCTGTGCATCGAGGACGAGCCCGCTGCGCAGCGCCGTGAAGGCCTGGAATTCGAGGTCGGCGGCCTGAGCCCTGCCGACATTGCCGTGATCCGCGACGGCTGCCTGCACATGCAGACCGACATCGGCGAGGTGCACCAGGTGCAGGAAGGCCGCATCCTGCGGGCCCGCCCTGGGCGTCTGTACGTTGGCGGCCTGTTCGTCTGCGAAACCGAACTGCAGTTCGGCTACGACGTGAAGCCCGAATTCCTGAAACTGGAGCGCGACCGCCAGACCGTGTCGAGCTTTGACCTGCTTTTCACGACGAAATCCATGTGGTTCCAGACCGAGCGCTGGGAGGAAATCGCCGAGATGATCGGCGCCGGCGTCAAGGACCTGGAATACGCCGAGTACGGATCGCCAGCGCTGGTCAAGGAAGCCTGCTACCGCGCGTTCCGCAACAAGCACCCCGGCGCCGTCATCGCCAAGAACCAGGAAGAACTGGACGCCCTGGTGGCGCGCGGCATGACCAAGGTGGTGGTGCATTCGGCCTACTACCCATTCGTCACCCAGACCAAGGCCTACACCAGCGAGGTCGTGGTGCCCGTGACGCCGCCAGCAGATGTCCTGCGCAAATGGCTGGCCGCCAACCGCCGCGAAATGCGAGGCGCTGCCATCGAGGCATTCCGCAAGGACCTGATCACGCAGGCCGAGAGCTGGCGCCTGAAGTAACGCGAAGGCCGGGCGCGTTTTTCCCGGCCGCATCATTGACCAACCGGGCACAGCCCACCACGACTATGAAGCAAACCATCAAATCTGCCATCGTCTACAAAGCCGACTTCGGCATGGACGCCGAGGCTCTGCACGACAAGCTGCAGGCCAACCCATTTCAGGAGTGCGCGCCAACGCATATGCGCAGCGTCGGCTTCGTCCCCGTGACCGACAGCGACCAGCTGGCCCTGCCATTCAAGAACGGCGTCGCCTTCCGCGTCCGCATTGACGAAAAGCAAATCCCTGGTTCCGTTCTCAACCGCAAGGTCGATGAACTCGCCGAAGCCTTCAAGGCAGCTGAAAACCGCACGCCCAGCAAGAAGGAGCGCTCCGAAATCAAGGACGCGGCACTGCTGGAGCTGGCGAAGCAGGCATTCCCGCGCACGGCGATCATCACGTGCTTCTACCAGCAGACCACCGGCTATCTGATCGTGCCCACCACCAGCAAGAAGCTGGCCGACTACATCACCTCGGCATTGGTCCAGGCCACGGGCAGCGTGAAAACAGAAACCATTCACGTCAGCGACGTGAAGCACGGCCTGACCACACGCCTGGCAGCCTGGATCGCCGGCAACGAAGAAGCCTTCGGCGTCTTCAACCCCTGCGAAGAAGCTGCACTGCAGCAGGGCGACCGCAAGATCAGCATCAAGATGGGCTCGCTCGCCGGCGCCAATCAGGCCATCAAGGAAGCGCTGTCCTCCCGCTTCCAGGTTATCTCGATGGGCTTCACGCACGACGGTAAGACAGCCTTCCGTCTGACCAAGGACTTCCGCCTGAAGGGCATCGAGTTTGCGCACACCGACGCCGAGGACGACGAGGCTCCGAGCTTCTACGCCCAGGCCACGCTGGAAGTGGATGCCGTGTCGGCCGTCATCACCGACCTGGTGGCCATGATCGGCCACGGCAAGGAAGAAGCCGCCGAGGGCGAGGAAGGCGGTGCGGCATGACCATGACACACGACGAAATCATCAAGGCCATCGAGCCAGCCTTGAACCTGTTCAGCGCCATGCAGCAGCGCCCTGGTGCCCGCTTCTCTGTGGCCGTCGAGCGCGAGCAGCTGGGCAAGGCCATCACTGCGCTGCACGCGATGAAGGCCGAGGCGCAGCAGGTTGTGCAAGGCCTGGATGCGCGCACAAGCATTGGCACGCTGTGGGTAGAAGAAAACGGCACAAACGATCTGGAGCTGTGCCCATGCGCAGCACCGCAGCTGCAGCCCGGTGAGTACATGCTTTTTGCTGTCGCCGCCAAACCCAACCAGGGAGGTGCAGCATGACCCACACCACCGAACAAGCCCGCGACCTGTGGTGCCCCATGGCGCGTGTGGCCCAGGCAGGCAACGTGGACATTCCCGTCGCTTACAACCGCAGCCTGACCAAGGAAGTCAAAGCCGCTGAAGTCGTGGCATACGCCAGCGCCGAGGAATTCAAGTTGGGCGGCGAAGCCACTGGGTCCAAAACTATCATGGTGATGGATGCCACGCCAGGCGTGTCCATGGCCGCCAACTGCGTGGGCGAGAAGTGCGCGATGTGGCGCTGGGCCGAGCCGGAACATGCCGTCCATCGCGTTCGCGTCATGTGCAAGCAGTTCGACGCGCAGGTCGAGCCAGAGCGCCCAGCCGGCATGAACCCTGCGCTGGTGTTCACGCCCCATGAGCCCGGCGACGATGGCGGCGCATGCTGGGTAGAACCTGAGCACCTGTGGCTGGCCCGCCGCCGCGGCTACTGCGGCCTGGCTGGACGTCCGGAGGTGATGGCATGAGCACTACACCACAACCCGCGCCAGCTCCGGCAACGCAAGAAAAGACCTGCATTGCCTGCGGCCGCCGCCACCCGTTCAACTCCGACGGCACACCCGTGGGCGGCGCGCTGCCCTGCGGGCATTGATTCAACCCATGCCCGGCCTGGCCGGGCGATGAAAGGAAGGTATGACTGAAGCCACCACTACCAACGACCAGCACCCTCTGGACGCCGCCGCCCAGGCCAACGCAGAGCACGACGCCAAGATCGCCGCCATCAAGGCCAGCATTTCGGCGCGCTACCTGCCAATGATTGCGCTGTTTGCCGCCACGAACGACATCCGCTACTACCTGAACGGCGTCTATGTGTGCCCGGCACCAGAGCACCTGGGCGGAATCTACCTGGTGGCCAGCAACGGCCACCTCATGGCTGTCATCCACGACAAGGGAGGCACGCTGGAGGGCGCCGACAGCCTGATCTTCCGCGTGACGGACGGCCTGGTGCGTGCCTGCAAGGCGCGAACTGTCTGGACCAAGAAGGTGCTGATCACCGGCGACCGCGTCACGGTTGCCCACGACTTCGACGGCATCGGTACGGACAGCGAAACCTATGTGATGCCAGGCCGGGCCCTGATCCATGGCCAGTTCCCGAAGTGGCAAGCCATCCTGCCCGACTTCTCCAAGCTGAAGCCAGGGATGGCATCTTCCATCCAGGCCAAGTACC